GACGACGCCCGTGCGGCCCGCCCAGTCGCCGCCCGCAACCGGGAACAGCCAGTCCACGAGGCACCCCGACGCGGCGAGCTGCGTCCGCGTCGAGGGGTACGTGCGTGCGGCGTCCGCGGTGCGCTCCGCGGACGAGCGGTACAGCCGCAGCCGGCACCCAGCCGACGCAGCGACCTTCACCAGCACCGCGAACGACGCCAGGTCCACCGTCCCCGTGCCCGTCGCAGCGGTCAGGGTCGTCGTGTGCTGCGTCAGGCCGCCGGCCGGGGGCGCCGACCACTTCGTGTCGAAGTCCGAGCCCGAGTTCTTGACGAGCACCTGCCCCGTCGTGCCACCCGTCGGGACGCCCTCGCCCGCCGGGCCGCGATCACCCGGGACACCCACCCCGGGGTCGCCCTTCTCGCCCGGGACACCCTGCGGCCCACGCGGGCCCTCCTGCGCCAGCAGCGCCCAGTACGCCGTCGACGCACCCTCCGCCGGCGCCTGCCCCGTCGAGGCCGCGAGCGCGAAGTAGGACGAGGTCGTGCCGTTCGTGCCGGTGTAGGCGACGACGTCGTCCGTCTCGTAGGTGGTGGTGTCGTCCCAGGAGCCGCGCCACGTCAGGCCCGCCGGGCCGACTGGGCCGGGCTCGCCCTGTGGGCCGGGGGCGCCGTCGGCGCCGGGCAGGCCGTCGGGTCCGCGGTCGCCGGGGTCGCCCTGGACTCCGCGAGCGCCGACGAGGTCGCTGAGGGCGACGAGCTCGGCCCAGTCGGGGTCGCCGGCGTGCTGCCACTCGAGCGCGTCGGTGCCCTTGCGGAGCGTGACCTCGCGCCCGTCGGCGCCGGGCAGGCCGTCGGGTCCAGGGTCGCCGTCGATGCCGGGGTCGCCCTGCGGGCCGCGCTCACCGGGTGGGCCGCGGAAGCCGCGCGGTGCGTCGACGTCGAGCGCGGCCGGTGCGGTCGCGATGACGTCGATCGCCGCGGCGGGTGGGACGACGACGTCGACGACGGCGGGCGCGCGCCAGTCGATGACGACGGGCATCAGGACTCCAGGCCGGTGGTGACGTTCGGGAGGATGTCGAGGGAGCCCGAGCACAGGCGGGAGATCGTGCCGTCGGCATCGGTGAGCTCGACGTCGAACACTGCGGCGCGCTGCTTGGCCGACCAGGCTGCGGACACCGCGGCGGGGATCGTGACGGTGACGACGCCCGTGTCCCCGCCGAGCTCGACGAGCGCGTCGCCGAGCAGGTCCCCGCCGAGCTTCGTGCGGACCTGGCATGCGCCGCTCGCGCCCGTCAGGTCCGTCGGTGTCGTCTTGGTCTCGTCCTGCCACAGGGTGAACGTCGCGACGGCGTCCGCGCCGGCGGCGAGTCGCCACAGGACGTCGTCCTCGATGAGCCCCTGCGTTCCGATGGTGAGCGTCACCAGTCCTCCTACATGCCGCGTTGACGTTGACGTGAGGGCCAGGAGCCCGACGAGGCGCCGTTCTGGCGTTGCCGGAGCGGCCAGGAGTCCGAGCCGGGCAGGGTCTGGCGCTGCCGCAGCCGCCAGGACCCGGACGCTTCGGTGATGAGCCGGTAGTGCGGGGGCCGGTACAGGCACGTCGCGGCCATGTCCAGGACCGTGACGGCGGCCTCGAGGGAGGACGTCTGGTCGGGGCCGGGCGCGTCAGGCGTCGGGATGCCGGACGCCTCCCAGGACAGCCACGGGGCGAGTGCGACCGGGGCGTCGAACGGCGTGCTGATCGACGCGGTGAAGTCTGCGTTCGAGCCGATCAGCGCCGACCCGGACCCGAGCGTCGGCGCCGCGGCGACGGTCGCGCCGGGAGGCTGGTCGGCCAGGCTCAGCGACGTCACGCCGTCGTAGGTGGACAGGTGCTTGATCTGCCCCACGACGGCGGTCGGGCCGCTGGTGTCGCTGGTGTTGTCCGCCCCCGTGGTCAGCGTCGCCGAGATCAGAAGGGTCGGGTTCGCGAGGTACTCGCCGTCGTCCTCGTACTCGACGGTCGCGCCGTCGGGGATGTGGTCGGGCGCGATCTGCGGGTAGCCCGCGGACATCGCGGCACGGAACAGGCCGCGGAGCAGCGTGAAGCCAGGAGTGGTCGCGGGGCGGCGGCCGGTGAACGCCTCAGCGTCGAGGTAGGTGAACTCCGTCGTGAACGCCACCAGCGGCTCGACCAGCCCCGGATCGGGTTCGACGATCTGCTCCCACGTCCACCCGCCGGGGTTCGTGAAGCCCGCCTCCACGCCGGAGCTCGTGCCGGCGAACCAGCGGCCCCGGCTGAGGATAGCGACCGTGACCGGCACGACCTGGTCCGGGGGCCGGACCCACGGGCCGGTGCCCATCAGTCGTCGACGCCCGGCAGGAACCGGCCCTCGATGTAGCAGCTGGCCGACGCGAACTCCGCGACCCACAGCCACGGGGAGCGGACCGAGGCGTAGTCCCACGACGCGTCGTCGACCATCCGCCCCGTGACCGGGTTCGCCGTCGCACCGTTCGGGTCGGTGTACGTCTTGGGGTAGTACCCGCACGGCTGGGACGCCCACCCCCACGCCATCAGCAGACCGAGCTCGTCGAGGGTGTCTGCAGCGTCGTCCCACGGGTTCGACTCGGCGGTCAGCGGGTTGCCCACGACCTCGAGCAGTCGCGCCGCCGTGACCGGGCCGTCGAACACCGCCACCGCGAACGGCGACGCCGGGCCGCTGGTGGTCATCGTGGTCCGCACGATCGACCCGTAGGACCCGAACGGCACCCGGATCACGGTCCACAGGCCCGCGAACAGCGCGTGCCGCGGGACCTGCCCCGCGGGGGACTCCGCGTCGAACGTCGCCCGCGAGTCCGTCACCGACGCCTTCGTGGTGCGCTTGGAGATGATCGCCTGCGCAGGGTCGACCGCGTCGCGCTCACGCTGACGGATCGACGCGAGCGTCGGGTAGTCGCGCGCGTTCGTGTCGACCGTGAGCGTGACGGAGTCCTCGCTGTACTCGGCCTTCGCGACGTGCACCTTCAGGTCGCGGCCGCGCACACCGCGCAGGGTGCCGTTCGAGCCCTCGTCGATCAGGTAACGCGAGCGCTCGGGCGGGTCGATCTGCAAGGTGACGGTGCCCACCCAGCCGGGGTCGCTGTCGCGCTTGAGGATCTCGCGCGCGGCGCGGGTCGCCTCACCCTTGGCGACGCCCTGCCCGAAGTCGATCTTGCGCTCGACGCGCAGCACCTTCGCCGAGTAGCGCGGGTTCGCGCCGAGGTCGTCACCGTCGGGCCCGTACAGGCGCGGCTGCACGCTCGGGGACACCGCCAGCGGCAGGACCAGGCACTCGAGCGTGCCGGTGTTCGAGCCCGTGCCGAACGTGGCGGCCCACGTCTGCGGGCCGACGATCCCGTCGACCGAGATCCCGGCGTCCTCCTGCAGGCGCCGGCAGGCGGCCCGGTCGGCCGCGCGGTACACGCCGGTGACTGGCACGCCGGCCTTGGCCTGCCAGCGCGAGACGCCGTCACCGGTGGTGGTGTCGGCGTCGCTCACCCCGAGGTGGATCGTCGACGAGGGCGCCGAGAACGGGTAGGCCGGGGTGTCGTCCGGGCGCCAGCCGGGGTACTTCGCGTTGCGCCACCGCCCGCCCTTGGTGGTGATGCCCTCGCCGTAGATCGCGTTCGGCGCCTGCGAGTAGTCCCGGTCCAGGTCGATGGCGACACCGCGCTGCCCGTTGTGCACCGACCACGTCACCGTGGTGGTGTCCTTCAGCGCGATGACGGGGGAGCGGACCGCGCACTGCACCGTCCACTGCCGCCCGCCCTTGACCGCAGTCGCGAGCAGCTGCTGCACCCAACCCGTCACCCGCGGCTCCCACGCACCCGCCAGGGACGTCAGGCAGCCCGTGACGACTGCGGCGACCTTGTCGTGACGGCGCGAGATCGTCGCGTTCAGCTCGTGCGCGACCGTCGACCCGATGTCCTGCGGGGCGGTCGTGAACGCCGGCTTGCGCAGCTGCAGGTCGTCGGCGAACACCACACCGCACGCGTGCACGACGAACGCACCGGGCGTCTGCGTCTGCGAGGGGTCCTCCGAGTGCCCGAAGTCCTCGATGACGCCGGCGAAGCGGTGGTGGATCGTGCCACCCGTCTCAACGAGCCGGATGTCGACCGCGGCCCCGTCCTTGCACCACGACGGCTCGGCGTGGAACGTCGTGATCTGCGGGAAGGTGATCGTTGCGTCGCCCGACCCGAACGGCTCGACGCGCGTCCAGTCGGGGATCGGTGTCGCGACGTCGCCCCACCACGTGACGTCGACGCCATCGATCACGATCTGCAGACGCCCTAGCGGGGTGTCGCGGGTCGCGGTCGGCGCCCAGTCCACCGGGAACCCCTGCGCATCGAGCACGGGACTCGGCATCGTCTCCGACACCCACCGCAGCAGGGGCGCGTCAACCCCGGCGGGCGGGTCCTGCGGCTCGGGGGGCTCGGGTGCGTCCTGGTCCGCGCCGTCCGGCAGGACCGGCAGCTCCGGCTCGTCGTCGAGGTCGTCCACGCTCAGCGTGGCCGTCGCCGTCAGGCCCAGGCTCGTCGAAGCCACCAGCCCCGACACCGGCGGCGGGGTCGGGGCCATCGCCGCCGACCACGCGGCGGCATCGATGTCGCCCTCACGCACCCCGAGGTACGCGATCCGTGGCGGGGTCGCGGTGCCCGTGTACGCGGCGAGCGCGAGCGTCCACGGCGACGCGGACGAGATTGGCATATTCGAGCGGATCGTGCCCCAGACGGACTCCCCGTCGAACCAGCCCGTGACCTCGAGAGTGCTCAGGCCGTCCTCGTCGGTCGAGGTCACCCACTTCAGCACCGACGGGTGGAAGTCGCCGTCGACCAGCGGCGCCGCTGGCGCGTAGTCCCCGACCGCGGAGAAGTCCTGGTTCATGCCGCCCAGGCCGTGGGCGCCCATCGTCGCGGCGGCGGTCCCGGTGGCGTCGATGAACCCGAAGCCCGGCCAGGCGACGTCGTCGCTGAAGCCCGGTCCGTCGGCGGCGTCCGGCCAGGCGACGAGCATGCCGATCGCGCCCGACGTCGGGATCGTCAGGCCCCCGACGGCCAGGGTGCCCGCGGTGGTGTCTGGCACGATGACGACCCCGCCGGCGTAGGCGTCGACGAGGACGCCGACGCCATCCGAGGTCAGTGTCCAGTCGCCCATCGCCACTGTGGTCGCGCGCCCCGACGCGAGGGTCGAGAAGTCGACGTCGCGGACCACCGGCGCCGCCAGGCGCGCCTGCACCGCGGCGGTCAGGGCCGCCAGGTCCTCCACCGAGTCAAAGCCCGCACCGTAGGCGTAAGCCGTCGAGCTCGACGGCGTCGACGAGGTCGACAGCGACGCGAACCCCGCCGTGATGGTCCCGGTGAAGGGAGCGTCGTGCACGAGCGTGCCGTCGACCATGATCGTGACGTTGCCCGCCACGTCCCACGCCATCGCGTACACGTGCCACGCGTCGTCGCACGCCGAGGACCACGACAGCGGCGCGGCCGTCAGGTCGACGCTCACGTCGTCGGCGACCGCCGCCGACAGGATTGGCCCGCCGACCTGGAGGTAGGCGGGACCGACCTGCAGACCGACGAGGTAGTCGCCGTCGGACGACGTCGTGCGCCGCACGGCCAGGACCCACGTACCGGTGTCGGGGACCTGCTGGTCGCTCTCGTCCGGGACGACCGCGGCGCCGCCGTCGTCCAGCACCAGCACCGGGAACGGGCCGCTCGCGTCCAGGCGCGGCCCGACGCCGTAGGACACCAGGTCCACGGCGCCGAGCGGGAACGTCGTGACCCGCCGGACCCCGCCGTCATCGACCGAGGTCAGCGTCGCCGGGTCCCACTCCCAAACCAGCGCCATCAGGCGTTCACCGTCAGCGAGCCCGCGAAGATCGACAGCGGCGTGCCCTCGTCCGGCGTGATCGGCGTCGCGAGCTCCGCGGCGATCACCAGCGCACCGTCAGCGGCCGCGTCGAACAGGCCGACCGCCGCGATCGTCCACCCGTCGCCAGCGAGGCCGCCGTCGATCAGCGACAGGTTCGCCACCCCGTCGTCGGTGGGACCCCACGCGTCCGCAGACACCGACGTGCCCGCCATCGCGATCAGCGACCCGTCACCGTCGAGCCAGCCCACCCACAGCACCGCCGGGACCAGCAGCGACCGATCCGGCCCCAGAACCGCCTGCACGCTCACCGAGCGGTACGCCTCGCCGATCACGCCACCACCTCCGTCGCCGGGATCGTCAGCTCCCACTCCTGCTGGCACGCCATCGCGCGCAGCTCGTCCATGTAGTCGCCGTTCGCGTTCGCGAAGTCCGCCGGCTCACACCGCCACGACGACACGTGCCCCGCGACCGTGACCGTGACCGTCACCGAGGCCGCGAGCGCGGTGATGAGTTCGGTGAGGCGGTTCTGGCAGGCGATCCACGTGGGCCCGGTGGTGCGGACGCGGGCGTGGATGGTGCCTTGGTCGCGGACGGCGCCGAGCAGGGCGCGGCCGTGCTGGTAGCGGCCTTCGGCGGTGGTTCGTCGCCATGTCGGTAGGGGCAGGCCGACGGCGATGAGCTCGAAGCCGGTGGTGCCGCCTGCGGCGTCGGGGACTGCGATGACGATGTCGGTGCCGGTGGTGGGGATGGTGATGCGGGCGTCGAGGTCGGCCGCCACGTCAGCCTCCGAGGGTGTTGAGGGCGCGGGTCTTGCCGAACTTCGATGCGGACTTCGGGTCGGTGAAGGTGACGGGCCCGGAGAAGGTCTGCGTGACGGGGATCTCCGTCTTCGAGGACATCGGCACGACGATGACGCTCGCGGCAGAGCCGCCGGTGGCGGGCAGTGCTCGGGCGGCCTGGGCGGCGCCGATCGCGTCGAGGCGGGCGGAGGAGTCGGCGCGGCCGGCGTTCGCTGCGGCGGCCTTCGCCTGCGCCTTGCCGGTCGCGTTGAGGCGGTCGCTCGTGGACTGGCCGGGGTCGAGCAGGGAGTCCGGGACCTTGAAGCCGGCGACGACGAGGCCGTAGTCGTCGATGATCTGCTGCAGGTCCGTCTTGCCGGCGACGAGCTTCGCGATGATCGCGTCGACCGTGGCCTGGCCGAGCTTGTCGCCGGCGGCCTGCAGCACCGGCGTGCCCGTCGCGAGCTCGTCGGCGAACGTGCCCGTCGCGGTGGACCCGGCCTGGCTGTACAGCTTGTCGAGCTTCTTGAGCTGCCCGTCCGAAGCGTGCGCCAGCTGGTCGACGAGCGGCGCGCCCCCGGTGCCCATCTGCCGCAGCGCGTCGATCGTGTCCGAGGACACGCCCCGCGAGCCGAGCGTGAGCAGGTTCCGCTCCCACTTCGACTGCTGATCGACCTGCTTCTGCAACGTCGCCAGGTACGCGTCGACCTTGACGGTCTTCCCGTCGTAGTAGTCGGTCCAGTCCTTGTCGGCGATGTCGAGCGTCTTGTGCTGCTTCTTGGCGGCCGCCTCCTCGGCGTCGGCGGCCTTGTTCGCCGCGTCCGCCTGCGCCTGAGCGTGGTCCTTGCGGGCCTGCACCGAGTCGTCATACGCCTGCGACAGCGACACCATCGCCGCGTCCGACTGCGCGATCTCGTCGCGGTACTGCTGCTCCGCGTCCGTCAGCTGCTCGACCGCGCCCGTCGCCATGTTGAGGTGCTGGGTCAGGTCGTCGGCGGTGCCGGCGCCGGTCGCCTGCGCGTTCGAGGCGTCCTGGAGCCGGTCGCGGTAGTCGGGGAGCAGGTCGAGGAGCTTGTCGGTCGTCGCGCCCGTGACGCGCTGGATCTCGTTGAACTTCTCGGCCGCCAGGTCCGGGCTCGAGTCGTACATCGACGCGAGCGCCTGCCCGATGCCCCTGAAGTTGTCCTTGAGCCGGCCGCTGTTGCTGTCGTCGCCCCACAGCTTCGCGACGTTCGAGAACCAGTCGTTGACCTTGAAGCTCGTCGACGGGTCCTCGAGCTGCTTGTACGCCTCGGCGAGGTCCTCGACGATCGTGCCGCTGTGCGGCTTCGCCGCGTTCTGCAGGTCGAGCAGCATCTTCGTGTACTGCGTGACCGAGCGCTGGTCGGCGTCGCGGTTGGCGGGATCGATGAGGGCGCCGACGACACCGACTGCCGCTACCGCGGCGCCCGCCTTGCCGAGCGCCGTCGCGGTCTTGCCGAGCCCCGACGCGACGCTCGGGCTCAGGGTGCGGAGCTCCTTGAAGATGCGGATCGTCTCCGCGATCCGGGGCACCAGGATCAGCGCGGCGCCGGTGAGGAGGCCAGCGGCTGCGGCGGCGCCACCCAGGGCGGTCGCGGCCTTGAGGACGGGCTCGGGCAGGTCGCCGATCCACGCCGCGGCGTCAGCGACTCCGGTCGCGACCTTCGAGAGCACGGGCAGCAGCTCGTTGCCCAGCGAGATGCCCGCGTCCTCGATGTTGTTCTTGGCGATCTGGACCTTCGCCGCGGTCGTGTCGTAGCGCTTGTTCGCGGCGTCGACGAGCGCGGTGTTGTCCTTCCACGCCTGGTTCGCGAGGGTCAGGTTGTCGCTGAGCAGGCCGGTCGCGTTCGACATCTGCAGCAGCACCTGCGTGTCGCGGGACTGGTCGATGCCGACCGCGCGCAGCGTCGCGACGACGTCGCCGCCTGCCGCATCGAGGTTGTGCAGGCCGGTCGTGAACTTGTCGAGCGCCTCGACGGGCGACTGGTCCCACAACGTCCGGAACTGACCCAGCGTCATGCCGGCGGTCTTCGCGAACTCGCCCAGCACGGGATCGCCCGAGCGCACCGCCGAGTAGATCTTCGTCAGGATGCGCGTCACCGTGCCGCCGCCGAGCTCGGCCTCGACACCCATCGACGCCAGCGACGACGACAGCGCGAGCACGTCCGCCGTCGTCAGGCCCGCCGTCTTGCCGGCACCAGAGATGCGGGTCGCCATGTCGAGGATGTCCGACTCGGTCGACGCGCCCGCGTTGCCGAGCGCGAGCAGCGTCGCACCCGTGCGCTGCACGCCGTCGCCCGCCTGCAGCATCGAGCGGTCCATGACGTTCGCGAGCTGCGCGATCTTCGTCGCAGCGTCGTCCGCCGTCAGGTTCGTCGTCGTGCCGAGGTCGATCATCGTCTTCGTGAACGAGGTGATCTGCGGCACCGCGACGCCGAGCTGACCCGCGGAGGCCGCGACCTGCGCGATCTCCTCGTGCGTCAGCGGCAGCGTGCGCGCCAGGCCCCGCAGGCCCGCCTCGACCGACGCGAGCTCCGCCGGCGTCGCGTCGACCGTCTTCGTGACCGACGCCCACGCCGACTCCCACGAGATCGCCGCGTGCGCCGCGTACCCCAGGCCCGCGAGGAGCACAGCCGAGCTCGCCGTGACGACGGTGCCGGTCTTGCGGAACGCGTCCTGCTTGGCCTTCTCCGCCTTCTCGACCGCCGCTGCGGCGGCCGCGACGCGCGCGTCCTGCTCGCGGTACGCCGCGAACTCCTGCGACGCCATCGCGCGCTGCTTGCGCTCGGCCGCCTCCTGCGCGCGCACGATCCGCTGCTGCGCCAGCGACAGACGCTCGGCGCCCGCCTCGTACTTCGACGGGTCCAGGCCGACGCGGACCGTGGGGTCCTTCACGCTAGCGACCACGCGACGCCTCCTCCCGCTTGTCCTGCATCCGCTGCTGTGCGGCCTCCATGTGCCGCTCGTGACGCGCCGCGCACGCCTCGCAGCCCTTCACGTCGACCTCGCCGACGAACGGCACGACTCGGGCGCCCGGGCGCTCCGACGCCTCGTGCTGCGCGACGTCCCGGTCACGACACGAGCGGCACACCTCGACGTGGTGGTGCTGCGGCTCGTCCGGGTGCGCCCCGCACGACGGGCAGCGCATCGCCTCGTGACGCGCCCACGTCAGCGCCGCGTCCTGGGACTCGTCGTCCCACGCGAGGAACGTGCTCAGAGGGATGCCGCGAGGACCGCAGTAGGCCATCCGGGCCGCGTACAGCGGGTCGCGGCTCAGCCTTTTCCCGCACGCACCGCCGCAGTCGCCGACGGCGTGTTCAGCATGAGCAGCGCCGCCCACAGGCGGTTCACCTCACCGAGCGCCCACGTCGCCTCGACCGGCTCGAGCTCGTCGCCGGCCGCCGGACGGCCGTACAGCTGGCCCGTCCACCACGCCACGTCGCGCAGGTCCTCGTCGACCGCGCACGCCGCCGCGAGCGCCGGGCAGCACCCCACCTCGTCGGTGGTGCCGTCGGCGGCCGTGTGCGCCGCGGTCAGCCGCTCCATCGCCAGCGGCTCGAGCGCACGGAACTCGACGTCCACGTGCCGGGACGCGACCTCGGCCGCGAGCGCGGTCCGGGCCTCGTCCTCGGCGGTGGTCGCGGCGGCGAGCTGCGCGGTGGCTGCCTCGTCGGGGTTCTGCTGCTCGAGGAGCTCGGCGCCGAGCCGCAGCCGGCCCGCGGCCAGGAGCGCCTGCTGTGCCTCCTCGTAGGCCGGGCCGGGGGCTTCGACCTGCACGGGGAAGACGATGCTGGGGCGCTTCTTGGCCGCGAGCCGGTCGCGGAGGGACGGCTTGGTCATGCCGAGGCCGGGATCTCGACGTCCTCGGCGGGGACGCTGGTGATCGTGTACTGGATCTGCAGCTGGGCGGCCTTGTCGTCGGTCGAGCGGTCCTTGCCGATCGAGGCGACGAACACCGGGTAGATGTCCATCGGCTGGCCGGTGACGTACCCGCCGTCCATGAAGGCGATGAAGCCGCGGTCGCCGCGCGCGGCGAGCGTGCGGACGTCGACGCCGCGCTGGTCGGCGTAGAACGTCAGCGAGGAGTCGGCGATGTCGGTGCGGCCGCCGATCTTCTTCTTGAACCGCGAGCCCATGTCGGGGGTCTCGATCGAGGCCGACGTCGTCAGCCAGCCGCTGAGCGCCGCGATCTCGTCCTGGATGAACACGCCCGCCTCGATCTCGGCGTGCGTCGGGTTCGTGTAGTCCGCGAGGCCGTCGGCGTCGAACCAGATCACCTTCGTGATCTCGGGCGCGAAGTACCGGGTCGTGGGGTCCAGCGTGGTCATGGTGCGTACTCCTTCGGTGAGACGGGGACCGGACCACCGCCGGCCATCCGGGCGCCCCGCCGCGACGGGCGGGGACAGGTCAGGGGCCTCAGACGAGGCCGAGGCGCGCGTTGACGTCGTTCAGGACGCCGCGCACGTCTTCCAGGAACCGGTCGGCGGTGAGCTCGACCGCGGGCATCAGGTACGGCTTCGCGGCCTGCTCGACCCAGGTCTCGTAGTGCCCGAAGACCGGGTGCCGCCACGTCGGGTCGATGAAGCCCTCGTAGGTGCGCGCGTGCGGCGCGACCTTCAGCGACGCGCGCACCGTCACGCCGGGCTTGCGGGACGCGAACGACACCGACAGCGACAGCGCGTGCGGGATGCGCTCGGAGAACGCGGACGCCCGCCAGATCGCCTCGTGCAGCGTCTCCGTGCCCGCGTGCTGCAGCGCCGGGCGAACCTGGCGCCGGAACTCCTCGGGGATCTGCCGCAGCGCCTTGCCGACCAGCACGAGCTCGCTGTAGTCCGTCTCGTCGATGTACGAGGACGGCTGGACGAACGGGACCGGGCTCACAGCAGGGCCGTGCCGACGATCTCGAACAGCACGTGGCACACCACGCCGGCGGGCGCGCCGTTGCCGCCGGCGCGCATCGGCATCCACTCGAAGTCGCCGGAGATGTCGGCGCGGTCCCACACGCCCTCGACCACGGCGTCGTCGCGCAGCGCGGCGTCGAGGGCCGCGAGCACGTCGTGGCAGGCGTCGCGCACAGCGGCCAGGTCGTCGCCCGCCTGCACGAACGAGACGAGGCAGCGGATCGTGAACGTCTCGGCCAGCCGCGGACGGCCGTAGCCGTCCTGCCGCCGGATGCTTGAGCTGTAGCCAGGGCGCGAGCCGTAGGGCATGCCCACGACGAGCACTCGGTCAGGCAGCTCGACGCCGACCTGCGGGCCGTCCTGGACCTGGAAGCCACCGGGCGCGACCGCGGTCGCGATCTCGACGACCTTCGCGATCGCCGCAGGGACGCGCGTCAGCGTCCCAGTCACGCGACCCTCCGGAAGGGCGCGACGAGCTCGAGGGCGCGCGAAGGGATCGCGTACCCGCGCCAGACCGTGCGGTCACCGACCGGTGTCGCGACCTGCTCACGGACCGAGCCGCCGCCGGCCGGCCGCTTGAGGTCGTACAGGTGCGAGGCGACGATCTTGACCGCGAGCGCGACCGCGTAGCCGAACTCGCGAGTGACGACCGTGACGGCGTAGACGCCCTCGCGGCGGCGCGGGCGCAGGGTGATGACGCCGTTGACGAGGTCGACGAGCCCGGCGGCGACGGTCACGGCGTCGCCGGACGGCCCGAGGATCTCGACGAGCTCGACGAGCCGGCGGTCGGGGACGATGAGCGCCTGACCCTCGGAGTAGATCGCGTAGGTGACGCGGTCGTTGTCCAGCGGGCCGACCTGATCCTGGGCCCACTCGAGCGCGGCGCCGAGCGCCTCCTTGAGGTCGGCGTTGTCCTTGAGCGCGGGCTGGTTCAGCCACGCGGCGAAGGCCGTGGGCGTGACGAACGCGAGGTCGGCGGGGATCTGCGGGACAGGGTCCACGAGCGCGCCTCCTGGGTCAGTCGTTGCGCTGGGACTTGGTCGCCGCCCGTCGTCGCGCGGGTCGCGGCTTGGGCGCTGGCTCCGGCCGGATCACCTTCGCCTCGGCCTCGATGCGGCGGGCGGCGTCGCGGTCACGGTTGGGCAGCAGGTGGATGCTCGTCGTCATCGGTGCGCTCCTCGCTGTGGTGGGCGGCCGGCGCCCGAGGTGACCCGGGCGCCGGCCGTCGCTGCGTCCGTCAGCCCTCGTCCGGGGTCGCGCTGACGAGGCCGAAGCCGCCCGGGCGGTAGACCGCGAGCGCGAGGCGCTCCTCCGCGCGGAACGTGACGCGGTTCTTGACGAAGTCGTCCTGGTCGGTGTTCGTCGCCTCGACCGTCAGGCCGACGCGCTGCAGCACCTGGGCGGCCGTGGAGAACGCGCCGACGAGGATCGAGCCCTGCGCGATCGCCGGGGTGACCACCGCGGGCAGGCCCCACAGGTTGTCGCCGGCGATCGAGCCGTTGCCGTAGGGGCCGAAGAACGGGCCGCCGGCGAGGTACTGGCCGTTCTCGTCCTTCTTGAGGCGGATCGCCTGCCAGTCCAGCGGGTGGATGACGAGCCCCGTCGGGTCGAGGAAGGCGGTCGTGCGGATCGCCGTGATCTGCCGGAAGATCGCGTCGACGAGCGGCTCGTCGCCGTCCGGCGCGATCTCCGACGCGAGACCCGAGCGGTGCAGCAGGCCGGTGAGGTTGGCACCGGTGCCGTCGCCGTTGAGGAGCTCGTCCTCCTCCTTCAGCTGCACGAAGGTCTGCAGGCGACCGTCGATGTAGCTGCGCGCGAAGCCCAGGTCGGCGAGGATCTCGTCCTCGGTCTTGAGGGTGGTCGCGATCTTCTTCGCACCCTCGAGGACGGTGTCGAGCTCGAGCGCCGACTCCGGCTTGAGGCCGCCGCGCGCGACCGCGGCCGCGCTGTTCGTGACGGTCTTCTCCACGAGGTAGCTGACCGCCTGGCCGTCCATCGTGCCCTGCGCGAGCAGGTCGCGGACGACGAGCCGGCGGAAGCGGATGTCGACGATGCCGCCGAGCTGCTGGGCCGGCAGGACGCCCGGCTTGGCCGGGTCGGAGACCGTCAGGCTCTTGAGCTCGACCGCACCCGAGGAGAAGTGCGAGCCCTTGCGGCCGATGATCGACTTGAAGCCCTCGCTCTCGGTGAGCTGCTGGCCCCACGTCTTGTAGGTCTGCTCCGGTGCGCCGTGGACGCCCTGCGCCTCGGTGCCGCCGGCGAAGACCTTCTCGAGGTCGTTGATGCCCTTGAGGGCGGCGTGCTGCTCGAGGACCGCCTTGAGGTCCTTCTCGATGTCCTCGAACTCGGGGTGGCGCTCCACCCACGGGCGGCCCTCGTCGTTGACGAGGTCCAGCTGCTTGGTGCTGAGGTCGCGTGCTCGCTTCTCGAGCTGCTCGAGCGTGGGCATGGTGGCATGCCCCTTTCTCCCGCGTCCTGCGGGCTGGAAGGAGTGAAGCGGTGGGGTTGGTGCTCGCTGGGGCTACAGGCCCAGCAGGCCGATGGAGTGGGCCCGCGCGGCGGCCAGTGCCTTGACCTCCGCGGGTGTGCGGTCCTCGCTCGGGGCGGGCTCGGTGGCGTCCGGCGCTGCCTTCGCGGCAGGGGCGGACGCGAGCGAGGCGGTCCCCGTCTCTCCTTCGACGTCAGGGATCTCGACGACGACCTCGACGACGCGGACCTTCTCCGGCTCGGAGAGGGTCACGTCGAAGGCCTCGTCGATCGTGTAGGTCGCCCGCCACGTGCCGCGCAGCTGCTCGTCGTCGGACCAGACGCGCCACACAGCGACGTCGTCGGTCGTGCCGAGCAGGTACGCCCACGTGGACCAGTCGTCGTACAGGTCGCAGACCGCCTGCTGCACCGCGGCCTGCGTCTCCTCGAACGTGCCGGCGATCGCCTTGCGGATCGCGACGGTCGTCGCGGCCTTCGTCTCGCGCTCGACGTCTTCGGCGGTCGGCGCGGCGGTCTTGCTCGTCATGATCAGTGCCTCCGGGTTGGCGGGCACCGCGACGAACGCCCCGTTCAGGAGCTCGCGGCGCGTGACGGTCTTGCCGTCGGCCTTGACCTTCTTGCGCAGGAACGCGACCGACGACGTGCGGATGTGGCCCTCGTTGACCAGCGCGCGGGTCTGCTGCGCGAGGTCCGTCGACGCGTAGGTGCCGCGCACGATCAGCCGGCCGTCGTCGTCGAGGGTGGGCTCGCCCGAGCCGACCGTCGTCACGACCGACATGCCGTGGTCGACGTCCATCGTGATGTGCACCGGCAGCGGGAGCTCCCACTCCTCGGCGAGCACCTCCTCGCCGTCGCGGTCCCTCGTCGGCGTCGACAGCACGAGCTCGAACGCGCCGAACTCGCTGTCGTCGTCGACGGCCTTGACGACCGCGAGCGCCTTGACGATCTCGTCAGCCACGGGGCACCTCCTCGTCGGGCACGGCGGCCTTCATCTCGGCGGCCAGGGTGGAGCGCAGCCCGGGGACGTCGTCACCGCTGCTGATGTGCATGGACAGGTGCATCGCCACGACGTCGGCCGTCGTGGGGTCCAGGCCGCGGGTCAGGGTCGCTACGTCGACGTCCTCGAACGTGGACGCGCGGCCCAGGCGCGAGATCGCGGTGCGCAGGCCCTTGGGCGAGACAC